GGCTATCTGACACTTATGATAAGCTGGCTGGCAGCTCTACGTATGGCCGGAAATATGATTATCATGTTTCATGCGTATTGAGCGGAAATTGTGTGGATCCGTCCTTCCGGACGACGGGTCTCCGTGCTGTGTTCATGGACATAGCAGTTGTGAAGATTAAGCCGGTGGAAGGCCATACTCATGGTCTTTCTGCTGCAGCTCGCACTTCTGCTTCAATGTTCATGGAACAAGTTGCACAGGCTTCCGGTATGGATGCTGTGTTTTACCAAGGGTCTGCGGCGGATCAGCGACATTCGCGTACGATTACGCGTGAGTGGCGTTGGGTGAAGGATTTGAATGTAAATCCTCAATGCTTGTCGAAGGAAGCCAATGACATTGTAGTCATGGTGGATGTCGATTATTACGTTGATATGCCAGGATTCTTGGGTGAACATTTTCGTCCGTTACTGATGTATAGTTTCCAACCCTCAACTGCAGGGAAGAGTGATGGGGACTATAAGTATTGTTTTGATGCAGAGAATAAAGTCTGTTACTCGGTTTCGGGTGGTGGGTTTTATAGACACCAAGTATGGAATTATGAGGGTGATTCTGTCACGGCAGTCCGCAAATTTATGGGTATACCTATAACCTTCTCGACTTTCGCTTTGGAACGTAAGATGGTTGATGTTGATCATCAAGTTATCTTAATTTCTCCATTAAGGAAGTTTAGAGGATTGTTTGCGTGGCTAGCCATGTTCAGACTGGGAACCATTCCGTTAAAGAGATTCGTGTTTGCACAAGGTGATTTTGTGCGGTTAAACATAGACTCTGATACTGGTTTGTCTGTGAGCACTGCTAAGACTGGTGGTTATCTATCTTGTACTGTTCCTGTTGAGCAGGACGAGGCTATCGGAGCGCGTTCCAGGACAATGAAACATAAGTTGGAATTGTCTTCGGTACGTGCCGTGGTGGGTAACGATAAACGTGGAGTAGAAGTACTTCACGAGTTTTGGTATGCGTCTCAACCTGCTCCGAGCAATACTGTGAGATTACTGTCTGCTGTCCGTGGTTACCAGTATGTCTCAAAGCCTGCGCAACTTGACCAAGATGCCAAAGATGGTATGGTCGCATTTATGTGTCCTATCATCGATGGAGCGTTCGTTCCTAAACAAAGCAAGAGCAATGATGAGAAAGGTATAGAACAACGAGTAGAAATACCGCAGAGGAAAATTAAAGATGTTGTTCTAGACTCTTTCGTCAAGCTGTGTATAGATGAGTGGATTGAGTTAAAGAAAAATCGTCTGCGCGAGTTTTTATGGCCCGTGTCAGACGAAGTATTATATGAAAAACAATCTCGTCCTACTCAAAGAGTTATTTTGGAGAAAGCTGATTATGAG